AAAATGGAAGGCAGCAACAGAGTTTTGTGAAGATCGTTTGTGGGAATTTAAGGTGATGACTGAAAAAGAATTAGGAATCAAATGAGTCGTATTGCACCACTAGTAGATGGTCTTCTTGGAACAGAAGATGCTGATGATCTCATGATTGAAATCATGGATGTCTTGGGTGAAAGTCAAGAATCAATACCTGAAATAGGTAAGATATATGTATTTGTGTACCAACCAAAAACACCTGGTCGATATGATCAGAATCCTTTAGTCGCAGTCACTAATATATTTGAATGGGGTTTCAAAGGAGTAAACTTTCATTGGGGTCAATCTCGTTCATATACATTTCAAGAAGTGGTGGGTCAACTCTATCAAGTTACAAATGAGGAATTACAAGACCTAAATACAATACCATTTGCAAAATTTCGTATAAATAACTAAAAAGAGATATGGCAGAAGAAAATTTAATATTTAGAGATGGTAAGTTTTTTAATCAAGCTGGTGAAGAAGTTTTTATTAATGATGAGTTTGAGATGGAAGTTAATAATAACAATAACTCTGATAATGCAGAGCAATCAAATTTTGAACCTGGTTTTATCAGAGTTGGTGATGATAATAATCAATCCTCAGATGAAACAGTTAACTTAAATAATGATCAATCCTCAAAAGAATCAGTCAAACAACAAGCAAGAAGTAGGATAAACAGATATTCTCAAAGACAAAGAGGTGGAGTTTTAAGATATCCATTAGAGGCACTTACTGAACATACTGATTACTTACAAATTGATATCGAAAAGTATGTTCCAATCGGTAACTCTTACATATCTGCACCTGGCGACGACAATCGTTATGTGCGAGGTAATTTTCAAACAAATCGTGCTGGAAGAAGATCTTCAAGAAAATTATCCACAAAACCTTTAATTAATGCTGGTACAATATTATTACCCATACCTGCTAATTTACAAGATACAAATAATGTAAGATATGACACTTCTAGTTTAAACGGTCTTGCAGCTGCTGGTGTTGGTGCTGTGACAGAGGCTATCGGTGGAAATCAAAACGCAGCAACTAGTATTAGTAGTGCAATAGATAATATTGGATCAGGAATAAGTCAATTTAAGGATAAAGTAAAAGTTGGTGTCGGGAATGAAGCTGTTGCAACAGATATAATCAATAAACAGATTGCTGCATCTGCGGTGAATATATTTGGTGCAAATGTGACCGTAAACCAATTATTAGCAAGAGGAAATGGTGAAATAATTAACCCAAACATGGAATTACTATTTGGAGGTCCGACTCTTCGTAATTTTAGATTTAATTTTAAACTTACACCAAGAAATGAAAAAGAAGCAGAGCAGGTAAAATTAATTATACGTGCGTTTAAAAGAAATATGGCTCCACAGGCACAAGGTGGTACACTTGATTCTGGTACTTGGTTTTTAAAAACACCAAACGTATTTAAATTAAGATATCGAAGTGGAAGAACGGATCATCCATTCTTACATAAATTTAAACAGTGTTTCTTGAGTGATATGCAAGTGACATATACTGGTGAGGGAGTGTATGCAACATATGATGATAAAACACCAGTATCAATGGTTTTAGATTTATCATTTAAAGAAATCGAACCAATTTATGATATTGATTATGATGTTAAACCAGGTATAAATGCGGTGGGTTACTAATGGGATTTTTTAGAGAGTTACCAAATTTAAGATATCCTTCTTTTTTACCAGATAAAACTTCATCTTTAGATTTTGTCGAAGTGAAAAATATATTTCGTCGTGTCAAATTAAGAGATGATTTACAAAATAATTTTACGGTATTTGATAGATATGAAATCCCGATGAATGCAAGACCTGATACTGTTGCGGAAAATTTATATGGAACACCAAATTTTGATTGGGTTGTACTAATTACAGCAGGTATAATAAATGTGAGAAACGAATGGCCTTTGAACGATAGGGATTTATACAATTACTCACTTAATAAGTATGGTGATGCCTTAAATTCAACAAAATTTTTTGAAACTACTGAGGTAAAAGATTCAAATGGAAGATTGATCCTATCAAAAGGAAAAGTTGTTGATAGTAATTTTACTATACCAAACCCAGTCACACCAACAGCAACTTTAAATCCTGTCGTTGGAATAAGTAATTTTGAATATGAAACTCGATTAAATGACGAAAAAAGAAATATTTTTATATTAAGAGAAGAATACTTACAAGAATTTATTAATGACATGAGAGAAATTATGACTTACGATCAATCGTCCGAGTTCATAGACAATAGAACAATACAAACCGAAAATACTAATATAACACTAGCATAAAAAAAGGAGGTCGTTTGACCTCCTGTATAATTATTCTTCTGCGAGTTTCGCAAAGTACGATAATGCATCGTCCTCGTCTTTGTCTACCGTTGAGGTAGTTTGAGGTGCGGATACAGCAGCAGTTACTAACTCTTCTGCTTCACCACGATCATCATCTTCATCGAAGACTTCTGGATCT